TTGCCCCGCTTCAGTGGCATCCCGCCATTCCTCAATACCTGTTAACAGTGTAGAGCCGTCTGCTGTTGCCCAACCCTTGTCGGTGTAGATAGCTGGTACCCATGCCTCGCCATGCAGGGCTTCTACGGGATCACTTGAGATGAAGTAGATGCCAGCATTCTGAAAATGACGCAGGCTAGGCAGGTCCATATCGTGCACGGAGCTGATCTAAGGTTAGCTCTGAGCCGTCATCACGAACTAGCTTGGCGATGGCATCAGTCGGGCCATACTTGTCGGCAAGACGATTGAAGTAGGGCACTTTGTTGGCGCCCAACGCCTTGGCCTTGGTCTCAAGATCTTGCTTTGCCAGCCATTGCCCGTAAGTCCGATCCGCCGGCACTTGGCCGCCTGCTGATGCACGCTTTGCTGGTGGTGGTGGTGTGAATCCTAGCTCGTCGTAGTCAATCACCGGCACCGTGGTTGATCTGCAGTTGAAATGCTGCGGCGGAGTCGGGCCCTTGCCATATTCAAACTCGCGGCCATCCAATGCACGGCAAATGCTGCTGGTGCGGGTATCCAGTGTTGCCACATAGCGATACTTCTTAGTGATGTCTTGATTGGCTTCATACACCTGTTGACTAGCTGCATTGGCTACTTGGTTGATGCTGGTTCGCACAATGCTAACGATCTGATTGTCGGCAACTGCTGTTGCTTGGCCGCCTGCTGCAACTAGCTGCTTCACGGTCTTTGCCTCTTCGCCAAATTCAAGGTTTCCGATCAGCCGCTTGGCAATGGCTGGCGTCGGCTCACCAGTCAGCAAGCCTTGCCGCACGACTTGGCTAAACCGCTCAGCCTGATCAACGGCAATGCCGCGAAATGCTTTGGTGACCACTTCGCCATTGGGCAGTGTGATTGTGGCGCCTTTGGCAGCGGTGAGGCTGAACGTGCCGGTGCCAGCCTGCTGCGCTAGGGCTTCCGCGCCATAGACAGACTTGAACAAGTCGTCCGACAACGCCACCACATTGATCTGCGTTGGATCAGTGGTCACCACTGACTGCGCGAACTGCGGGCTGATCTCAACGGTGCGCACCGCATCACGTGCACCTGCTGGCAATGCACGCCGCAGTTGATCGGTCACAAACTCCGACTGCAGCTCTGCAATGCCTTGCAGCTCTAATGCTGTCAGCTCAGTTGCATCACCTGCCCATGTTGCCAGGCTGTCTTTTAACTGAGCAAGGATCGCCCGCAACCGTGCTGCTTTGACTGGCGCCGACAGCTCATCAATGGTGCGCAGTTGATTGACCGCATCAATGATGATGTCGTTGTAAGCATTGATGACACGCCGCGCAACGCTATTGCTGTAGCGGTTGAGGTCTATTGCATTGCGGTAGAGCGCTTCTGGTGTGCTCATCGTTCAATGCCAAGATCTTCCGGTTGATAGCCGCTGCGGATGCTGACATTAGCGCCGCGGTTCAATGCAGTAGTGACCAATGCAGCGAATGCGTCGTAACCATTTTGGCCGTCTTCGTACAGGATTGTTTCGTCAATTTCATCTGGTTTGCCTTCCTTGTACCAGCTGATGCGCACGATGGCTAAGACCTGTTCCGGCAAGGCGCTGATGTGATAATCAAGCTCTTGCCTCCTCGGTTTCCTCGGTTCCATCCAGATCATCAGGTCCACTAAGCGGTCGGTCACCCAATCCAGCAGGTTGTAGATCAAGCCCCGCATTGGCCGTAGCTTCAAGCTCCTCATCCACGTTAAAGTCGTCGCCTAGTACATCGCCTTCGGCAAGCTCACGCAGTAAGGTTTCTTGCGTGATGGTGCCTGCGGTGTAAAGCTGCAGCAGCGCTTGAATCTCCTGCGGTTCAAGGCGTGTGCCGAGGAAGTCACGGTTGACATAGCTGCTGCCAGGAGATGTGTTGTTGCCGATGTACTGCGCATGGAACTGCAAGCAGTTGTCGATCATATCCTGCACGTTTTGTGCAATCACCATCATGGTGCTGTCGCCTTGGCTGCGATCAATGCGCTTTGCCTCAGCAGTTTCAGCCGATAGCTTCTGGCCCAGCACTGCCGACAGGCCTAACTCGTTGATCTGCAGTGCAAGCTGCTCAAGCCTGCGGAACTGATAATCAAAGCTGCGGCCGGCAGGTTCAATGTATTCAGCGCGGCCATCAGCAGGGAATGCGATCGCCTCGCCAGGTCCAGCGCTAACTTCCTCTGCTGCAGATGGGAAGCCATAAAACGCCAGCATCGGCACAGCGCTGATGTGAAGTTGGTTATCGAGATCGCTCTGGATCTGATATGCCTTGAGATTCAGCTCAGCGATGTCTTCCAACGGCGGACGTGACTCCATAAAGCCATGGCGCTGCGCATAGGCAACTGAGAAGGGAATCTCAGAAAGGCTTGTGCGGCCTTCGTCGACAACCTTAAAGTCGCCGTTGTCTTGCTTTTGGTGCAGTTGAAACTCACCTGGCGTCAGCACCCGGATTTGCTCGACTGCCTTCTCGCCGAACTCACCATCAGGCACGGTGACCGTCTCGGCTAGCCGCAACTGCGTTAGCACTTGCCGGCCTTCTTGCTGCTCACCACGCCAGCCAAGAATCTGCCGTGGTGTGTATGTCACCCAGTAGGGTCTACCCCCATCAGCAGGTGCATCCACCAGTACACCAACGTGGCCATAACGGACCATCTTGCGTGTGGCTTCAAATGTCCAGACATTTAAATCATCTCCCAAAAGGTTTACGTCAAAAAGCTGCTCGCGGATCACATCCGCCGTATCGTCAAGCCTTACCGGCTTACGGGTGAGCATCCCTGCCAGCATCCGTTCTAGACGCTGATAGAACGGCGGGCAAACACTGCGTGCCAAGCGGTTGTCGTAGGACTCATCTAACTCCCTTGGCTCTTGCGGCAGATAGCGCCTATGGCGCTTGCGCATTTGATAAGTGCCTTGCAATAGATCCTCAATCAGGATCCAGTGCGGTTCCATCGCGTACCAAGGCGTACTTGGATCTTGGACGCGCGTTACCTTGCGTTGCGCAATAGGTCGATCGTAGAAACCAAAGCCTGAATACATGACACGCCATCAATAGGCAAAGTTTAGAGGGTTTGGTGTTACCCAAACCCTTGAGAGCCTCGGCTAGCCGTGCCCAGCCACGCATTAACAGAACTCACTTTGTACCACCAGGCCAAACCTGTTCCCGAGAGAACAGTAGGGAGGGTGAACCCTCCGTACTGCCGTCTGCAGTCCTTACCGCACCGCACCGCACCGCGTTGCAACCGAGCTTGTCAGACCCATCCCAATCCTGCCAATCCCCATCTACTCTCCAAAGAGAGCAGCAGAGGGAGCCGAAGCTCCCAGTGCTGCCGTCTGCAGCAATTGCCCCACCTCACCTCTGCTGACCAGACCTCTGCCGACCAGACCGCATCAGACCGTGATCCGCCAAATCTGGATTCCTAAGAACCCAGCGGAGAGGGCCGAAGCCCTCAGCGCTGAGATCGTCAGCCCTTGCCATTGCAAACCCTTGCTCACCATTCCGAGTCCAACTCAACCATGCCGAACCGCTAGGCATTAAAGCAAACCAAGTCTGCCCAATGAAGGCAGCAGAGAGGGCTTTCGCCCTCAGTGCTGACATCGCCGCACCTTGTCTTAACTCGCCCCGCCTCTACTCACCATTCCAAGCCAGGCATCGCCACATCTGGACTTACACCACTTGGATGCCAGCAGTGAACCGTCCATGCTTGGGTCGCCAGTCGCCCAGGCCAACCAGCTTGCCAGCATCAATAGCGATCTCTTCAATGTCGCGCAGGTTGAGCACATCAGGATCAAACTGCGCAGTTGCTTTCAGGCTCCAGTTGCGAAACATCGGGCGCGTGCGCATGACCTTGGCCATGCCAACCTTGACGCCAACCGTATGAGTGAACTCACCGCTAGCAAACATTTCGCTAAGCGTGTCGTCGTTGATCTCAGTGGGCTTGCCCGGAAACTCAAGCGGTGCGTGCTCAGTAAAGAACATGCCGCACTTAGCTTGTGGCCCGCGCTTTGACTTCTTAGCGCCGTTGATAAACACGGCTTCAAGCATGTAGTCGGGAATGACCAGCTCATCACGAAAGCGGTAGAGCCCAGCAAGCCATTCAAGCCTTGCCATCTCGTCGTAATCAGCGTCAGTTTTCTTCCGCTTGCTGCTGACCGCCTTCATCGCCTTGGCGTAGGTATTTCGCGGATCGGCTGTTTGCCCGTTGTGGCACAGCAATGGAGACTCGCCCAAAATTGTGATCTGGATCGTATTGAGGTTGGACACGTTGGTTTGTTGATGATGGAACAGAAAGTGATGGCGCTGCGACGCTGACCGATGCCACTTGCTTGCGTGGATCCAACTTGAAACGCTGTTGCCTGACTGAATTGGTAATGCCGTCGTGGCAAATAGAGCACAGGGTCAAAAGATCCGTAAGTTGCTCGTTGCCAAACGATGGGTAACGGTAGTCCGGCGGTCCAGCGTTCTTGTGGTGAACCTGCAGTGATGGCCAGCCCAGCTCTGCTAGTTGCGCGGCAGTGATGCCGCAGCCTTGGCAGGTGTGTTGATCGTGGTCAAGGCGCTGCTGGCGCTTGCGTTGCCATGCTGCTGATTGGTAATACGCCTCCATTTGCGGTACGGTGTGCGCGGATCGGGTTCGATCCTCCGCAAATCATACCACGATCAGAGCATGGCGCAAGGTGTCCGAGTCCAAGTGGTGCTGCCAGTAGCGGTAGCAGCGCTTCTCAAGCAAAAAGCCAAGGCCGAGGGTCGCACCGTCTCAAGCCTTGGCTCGTTCATCATTGAAGCTGCGCTCAGGCAGCAGCAGTCAGCGTGATGCTATTGCGGCCAATCTTGATGTCAAACTCAGCGCCGGGCTCGTAACCCATCTCGCGCAAGTAGCCATCACCGATTTGCAGCTTGCCGTTGAATTGCACCTTTGCCTTATAGGTCAGGCCGCGGCCACGCTTTGCTGTCTTGCTGCCTAGATCAACGCCTTTGGCTTCCAGCAGCGCTTCATAGAACTGCGTGAATGCCACGCGATCCTTGATGACGTAGCCGCAAGCGCGCACCAGTTCGGACTTAGGCGCATTGCCCAGTTCTTTGACCTTGGCGAGTAGTTCGACGCCCTTGAGCATGGGTAGAGTTAATGATTAGCGGAATCAATATAGCCTGATGCCTGTAGATCGGCCAGCACCTGCGTGCAATGGGTTGAACTCACGCCAGACCAAGTAGCCGAGCGCATCATTCATGTGATCATGGCCGGCATCCTTGTCGGGGTCGCCCTTGTCGGTGTAGCACTGCAGTTCTAAGCATTCGATCAGTCGCTTGCAGCGCTGGTGGATGGTGAGCCTGACCTGGCCCTTGCCGTTCTCCAGCAAAGCCTGAACAGCAGCC